AACAGATCGACTTGATGAATTCGATCAATGGTGATGATTCAGACTTCGGTTACGAGTCTTTCGGTGCGGATTCCTGGTTAGTGGACGATCAACGTGAAGGTTGCTTCGACTCTATGAGAAGATTTTTCCGCCCTAGGCGTGGATATGATCTCATTGTTGATGAAGATGAGGAGATTGAGGCTGCTCCCGGGGTTCCCATTGGAGATGGGATCCGTAGAGCTGTGGAAAGAGTCGCTGGGGTTGTCCGCGACGTGATAGACTACGAATTACCTGTACCAGTTAAAGACAGGGGTCTACCCGTTTATAGGAAAATCATTCGCCTACTTAGAGGCGCTGCTTTAGGAGATGAAGTGATTGATGAGATTGAGGCGGAAGCGGCATATGTACCTTGCCACTTCGTGCCTCACGGGCCAGCTCCGCCGTTGCCGGAGGGAGGTTTACCTCCCGTTCCTTGTGACGAGCTTCCTAGTATCACATTTTTTGTTCATTGGTATGAGACGTCCCATTTTAGTGCGGATGGCCTGGCTGAATATCGCCGGGCTGTCATCGTCAAAATGCCAATGAATCTGGAAAGAGCTAACCCTGAGGAGTTTGAAGACCTCAGGGGAGCTTTGTATGCCTATGGTGATTTCAGATACAATGAAAGTCTCAGACCTGCTTCTTGGGTCAAAACCACTGTGCCGCAAACTTTGCGGGCAAAGTTGTTTCAGACTTTGTGCAAACCTCATAGGAAACTATACAAGTTCATTACAGGTAAAGCTGTTCTCGCTAAGACTTCCACCCGTCCTAGCAAGTGGATTCCATACCTTAGAGCACATGACCACCAGGTCAGTGCTCCAGCTTTTATCTGCGCCCGTGCTTCTCCGAAATTTAACCCAAGAGCCGATGTTTCTACCACGATGTTAGCTCTTCAGCGAATTGTCAATGCCCCTTCTTTTGTTAATTCTTCTCCCGAAGATTTATCTGCTATGCACAATTCTCACACTGTTGGTAATATGACCATGAGTCTCTTAGAGATGTCTTTGGTCAGCACAATTGCGAATACTGTACCCATTGATGCGCCTAATTTAAACGCAAACCCATTGGGGCAGGTCTCTCGTATATAATGAGAGGCTATAGGCATGATGATCCCAAGGTGATGTTACCAGAGGTCGAAGACCCTATGGGGATCGTCATTACAGATAGAGAAGTGGATCGTTCCAAGATCCCTTCTTCTTTGTTTCGCAGACCAGTCGCGACTTGCTTGCCAGGTTACGTCTGGGGTTTAGCAAATCCCAAGCCCGATCTAAATTACAATCTAATGCTTAGAACAGGATTGTCTTATAGATTATGTCGCTTACTCCCGAGACCAACATTGGTCGACTTCGTGCCTCGTCTCACAGAGTTTGTCGCTAGGTTAATTAAAGATGAATTTAATTTCCACCTAGATTTCGATGAAGAGTTAGACTTCGAAGAATGGTTGGCTAGTACCAACTACCCCGAATGGCGCAAAAATGAATTGCGCAAAGCCAAAGAAGAAATCACTTTTATTGAGGACCCTAAGAATTTTATGGTTAAGGTCTTCATGAAGGACGAGAGTTATCCTGAGTTCAAGCATTCTAGGGGCATTTATGCCCGGGCGGATGCGGCTAAGGTTATTTTCGGCCCTCTAATTAAGAAATTCGAGAATCTCGTTTATAAACACCCAGCTTTCATAAAGCATGTTCCTGTTAAGGATCGTCCTGATTACATAAAGAATCGTCTATTCAGATCTGGAGCCAATTACGTGGCTGCCGATTGGACCTCTTTCGAAGGGCACCTTAGGCCGGATATTTATGATGCTATAGAGAGACAGTTCTATGAACATTTCATAGGTGCTTGCGGATTTCAGAAGTACATCTTGGATATCTTCTCTAGAGTCATTTCTGGAGTTAATCACTTGGAGAATAAGTATTTTTACGCTCAATGTCTGGCCAGGCGTATGTCTGGCGAAATGAATACTTCTCTAGGTAATGGACTCATGAACTATGCCATGATTAAATTTGTTGCCCACGTCAACGACGTGGCTCTTGATCTTGGCGTGGTTGAAGGAGACGACTCCCTTTTTTCTTGCGTGGGTAGGCTGCCTACTCGCGAGATGTTCTTAGAAGCTGGCTGTCTAGTTAAAGTGGAAACTTTTCCCGACATCAGTACAGCTGGCTTCTGTGGAAACATTTTTCATCCTGACGTAGGTGACATTCTAACCGACCCGATTAAGGCATTGTGCAATGCAGGGTGGGGGAATGTCAAGTACCTTAATTCCAGGAAAAGCAAGAAAATGGCTTTGATGCGTGCTAAGGCCCTCTCAATGTTATATCAATACCCTGGTTGTCCGATTGTTTCGGCTTACGCAAAGAGAATGCTCTATTTGACCAGGTCTGTTGACATACGTTGCGTCTTAGACAGTTTCGATTCATATCATAGGCACATCATTGATGAAGCCATGAATGCGAACTTGGGTGCTCTTCTGGCACATCCTATTGCTGACTTAAGCAGAGATTTAATGTCCGACCATTTCGGAATAACAGTCAGCGAACAGCTAAAGATCGAGTCCGATATTTCCGTCATGACGGATAATTTGTATAGTGAGACATTGATTTCCATTGCCCCGGAAGTCAAGTTTCGTTTCTGGGATGATTACATCGAACCCAGAGACATGGGGTGCTTTCTCTAAGTTCCCCTCATCGGACCAACGCCTGTATAAACATAGTTGAATAGATCTTTACTGCACTGCGGGAGGT